AAACTACGAAAGAATAATCTCCGACCTTAAAAGCAAAGGTATTTTATAAAAGACATATTTATTAGTATAAACCACTAAAACATGGCATATTTAAACAACTCTGTAGTAACAGTAGATGCTATCCTAACTAAGAAAGGTAGAGAGCTTCTAGCAAGAGGCGACGGATCTTTCAGGATCACACAATTCGCTCTATCTGACGATGAAATCGACTACACCCTTTACAATGTAACTCATCCTTCAGGATCTTCGTATTACGGCGAGGCCATAGAGAATATGCCGCTGCTTGAAGCATTCCCGGATGAGACTCAAATTATGAAATATAAGCTTATCACTCTTCCTAGAGGTACAGCCCGCCTACCGGTCCTGAACATTGGCTATTCTTTGATCACGCTAAAGCAAGGAGCTTCTCTAGTTATAACCCCACAGACTTTAAATTACCTAGGTTCGAATCAAACCTTTGAAACCAGTGGATATACAGCAACGATTGCTGATGCTAGAGTGCTTGCGACATTCAACGGAGTAGGGGTAAACACACCAGAATCCGTAGCGCTAAACCAGTCAACTACGCTAGGTACTAACGTATCTAAGACAGTAATCGGTACCTCAATCAGCCTCACAGGTACTACGGTTAATACATTATTCGGAACTACTACACAGCTTCAAACTACCCTTACGTTAATAGGTAGAGATTCTGGAGCAAGACTTACCATTCCAGTAACTATCACTAAATCAAACTAATAAGATATGTCATTTAAGAGATTCGAAGCTGACGATTTAGTAGTAAGCGCTGAGCCAGTATCGGCTCCAGTTTGGAGCACAAATACTCCGATCCTTTCAACTTTTTTCACCTCCTCAACCCAGCCCACCTCCACCTCCGGAAACTATTACATAGACATCTACCAGACCGGATCCCAGCTCAACGGCTCGGAAGTACAGCTAGCAATTGCCTATGCTGACACTGCAGGTCTAGGAACTGCACCCTATAACAGCGCAGTCCCAGGCTATTCTCCAACCAAAACAGTCTACGGACAATACCGGACACTGGTGCTAGGTGATGAAGAGAGCTCATTTAAGTTCGGAGGCAGCATCACCAGCGATTACTTCTACGCAATTAGTATCGATAGAGACAGGTATAGAGAATCTCTACTACCGGGTACTTTTAACCTAACACTTAGCGGCAGCGGTACTGCTACTCTTAAGCTTACTGATAACAGTGCAGCTGCATCTACTATTCAATTTAACGATGCAGGAAGAGTTTTTGAAGTAGTAAGCGGATCAAACGGAACCCCCGCCACAGTTGTAAACTCAACAGGCTTTACGCTAGCATCAGGATCATACGGGTACTTCCTACCGGATATCGGTACGATACTTTTGAGCGGCTTAGCGTTAAGCGGATCAGTAGCTCAAGGGGGAATCGGACTAACCATTAATAGAGGAAGCGGATCTCTAGCCGTCACCGCTACTAATATGGCTAAGCTCTACGACGCTATTAAAGCAGGGTTAGCATTCCAGCTCAACTACCAAGAGACAGTATCCTCACAGTTTGTATTTACAAGGGTAAGAAACAGTGAGTTTAACTACTCCACTAACCCTTCATACATCACCGGGTCAGGAGATCTAAGGATTAGTAATATGGTAAATGCACCTCAGAGCTACATCACTTCAGTTGGTATGTACAATGACAACAACGAGCTGCTAGCAGTTGCAAAGCTATCAAGACCCCTACTAAAGGACTTCACCAAAGAAGCATTAATTAGAATCAAGCTTGATTTCTAAATGAATGAGTGCATTTATACGACTAAACAAGCAGGATGCATTCGTAGTACCTTATACTGCGCATAAATCATTTTCTTTACCGTATTTCGGCGACAGCGGGAGTGCAGGTGTAGAGTTCTATATCGGGACTAGGGATAGAACATCCCTTTTCGCTTCGTCATCCTTAAAGACGCAAAATCAATACTCTAGTTTAGTATTTGATTCTATAAATCATCTGTACTATTCGAATTTTAGCTCTTCAGTAGAGAGTGGTAGTTTTGAAAATTACAACCAATCTACTTTATTTTATTCCCGTAGCCTGACTCTCATCGACAGCACAGACATCTTTGTAGTAGATATTCGAAGGGATAGATTTGGAGAAGCAATCAAGCCTTCAAGCTTTACCTTTAGAACGGGTTCAATAACTATTGCTGACGACGGAGAAGGGAATTTGCAAATCGCTACCGACACCACGATCACAGTACAGGTATTAACCTTCTATTCTGAATCAGCACCTTTTTCAAGCTTTAATGGCTCCTCTCAAATTACTACAGATCCAGTATCCCCACCAGCACAGTATACATTTGCTTCAGCGTCGTGGCAAGGGACTCCTAACAAAAGCCCATTCTATGATAACGCAGGTCCTACTCAAGTTCAGGTAATAGATAATCAGGGAATTACCTATGATGCAACTACAGGAGTAATGATAACTGACAGCTCAATTTATCAATTCGCAGATCCAGCAGGTGATACAGGACCCGTGGAGATACTTTTTGCCTCAAGCTCTAACGTAAATTATACCATAGGGGGAGGCACTAACGTAGGTAATATTTTTTACCCTCACGGGGTAGGCGTTATCAGCAAAACCGATCAACTAGTATCCTTGTTAAAAAATTCTGTTGGTTACGGTACTAATGTAAACTGGCAAGCCTCCCACACCATCTTCCAGCATCAGTACCGCTGCCGGGTGAATGAAAGCAGCCTTAACTACTCTCAGAACCCTTCCATCAAATCAGGTAGCAACGGAGAAACTTACAACTTCGCAACCGGGAGCTACTTCCAGCCCTACATCACAACGGTAGGACTTTACAACGATTCAAACGAACTCATAGCAGTAGCTAAGCTAGGTCAACCGATACCTAAATCCAGGTACACGGATATGACTTTTGTTATCGCACTAGATATTTAATATCATGACAGAACCTACCTGGACTTACAAGGGTAGGATGATCACTAAAATTTCCGATATGCCGGAAGGCACTTACGGATTTATCTACCAGATCACCCACACCCCTACCAACAAAAAATATATCGGCAAGAAAGTCATGTACTTTACCCGGAAGGTGAAGCTTACCAAAAAAGAGATTTCCGAACAGACTGGTCCCGGCCGTAAGCCTATCACCAAATTAGTCACCAAAGAAAGTGACTGGGCTAGTTACTACGGATCCAACAAAGAGTTCTTATCTTTAACCAGAACCTTCCCTAAAGAAGAGTTCCATAAAGAGATTCTAGAGCTTGCTACCGGTAAAAAGATGCTTACTTACTATGAGTGTAAATATTTATTTAAATACAGTGCCATTGAGAATAACGAGTTATACTACAACGATAACATATTAGGTAAATTCTACAGGAAAGATTTTATATGAAACTAATCCAAGCACTTCTTACTGAGAGCACTTACTCTAAAATCAAAGATGCTTTCAAAGCAGCTGGAGCTACTGATGTAGGAGTAGGATCTCAAGGAGTTGTTTATAGTGCACCCAAACCTGTACCGGAATTAGAGTACGAACCTAAAGAAGGGTACCTTGTAAAAATCACCCAGGACGACATCGAAATGCAGGCTATGATAAAAGCCCAGGGTAAAAAATTTCAATACCTAGCAAATATCGGTAAGGCAGTAGAGATGGAAGAAGGAGGGTGGTATCAAATCGAAAACCTACAGCCAGTCTCCCAGGAATACTCTCAGGAAATTAAGGATAACGTTCATATATTAGCTGAGTTCTTTAGCGAAGGGGATAAGAGCCTACTTTCAAACCTATCCCCGTACCTTCAGGAGGTCTTTATCGGTGCAAGGGAGGAGCTGGTTCAAACCGGTATCGATCCTGAAGAAGTTGATATGTTCGGAGATGATAACAACGTAATGGCAACCGCCGACGGTGATATAAAGCTTATCGACTATTAAGTTGGTTACAAGCGGTTTCGTTCTTATATTAAGGTTATAACTATGTAATGCCTCCGCATGGAGAATCCTATACTGCTAAGCGCAATCGAGAACGTACTGGGGAAATCCAATAAGAGGGCCCGGGATAACTATGCATTTAGTTGTCCGTTCTGCAACCACCGTAAACCCAAGCTTGAGATCAAGCTGAGTACTAACGAGAAGGGGGAGAATCCGTGGGAGTGCTGGGTTTGTAGTGCTAGAGGTAGGACTGTTAAGTCTCTGCTGAGGCAGATGAAGCTAGGTAAGGATGAAGCTAACCAGGTCTTAAGACTTGTTAGGAAAGGAGAGACAGCTGACTACGAAGTCACGTTCGTAGAGCTTCCTAAAGAGTTCCAGGCACTGACTACCGCCACCCGGACTTCCGTCATTGCAAATAAGATCAGGAACTACCTCTATAAAAGAGGTCTTACCGAGAACGACTTTTTAAAATATAACATCGGCTACTGCACCACCGGAGATTATGCTGGAAGGATCATCGTACCTTCATACGATGAAAATAATCAGCTAAACTTTTTTGTTGGCAGGACCTTTGAGAATAATTATTTTAAGTACAAGAATCCTCCCGCATCCAAGGACGTGATAGGGTTTGAAAATTTAATTAACTGGGACCAGCCCGTCATCTTAGTTGAAGGAGTCTTCGATGCTATGGCTGTTAAACGTAATGCTGTCCCGATCCTAGGTAAGTCCTTATCTAAGAGTTTAATGTTAAAACTAGTGTTAAACAAGGTTCAAGACATTTATATAGCACTGGATAAAGATGCTCTGAAAAGCGCGCTAAGCTATTCTGAGCAATTCCTAGCTATGGGAAAAAGAGTGTTCCTTGTTGACATGATCGACAAAGATCCTTCTCAAATGGGTTTTACTACTTTCACCCACCATATTCAACAGTCCCAGGAGCTAACTTTCAGTGACCTCCTCCGACACAAATTAGCTTTCGTATGATTTATCCAGGTTCCAATTTTCTTTTAGAGCATA